TACGGATATATCCGATCATCGAATATCTTTTGATGATCGGTACTTTGCCATTAACTATATCAGAAACCTTGACCGCAACATGAAAAACCACGGGACGGAATATCAAGAGATATTCACAGAAGAAAACGGGGCGGATATCAATGGCTAGCTTTAAGGTCGAAATCAAGGGTGATAAAGAATTTAATCAATTGCTTTCAAAGATAAAAAAGAGATCGCCGGAGCATCTTGATTTTATCTTGAACAAGGCCGCCGAGGATACAAGGACGGAGGCGGTTAAAAGCATCAACGCGCATCAAAGCAGTGGGAATGTATACCAGCGCGGGACAATCCGACATACCGCATCTTTGCCCGGAAGCCCCCCCAATACAGATACGGGCAATCTGGTAAAAAACATCACAAAAACGGAAATCAAGGGCGGGTACGAAACCGGAAGCCGCAAAGATGCACCTTACGGATTATATCTGGAATATGGGACAAGAAAGATTAGGCCGCGCCCTTGGCTTGCCCCAGCATATAACAAGGCAATCGAAGGACTAAAGGAAAGCATCAAAAGGAGGATGAATGACGGACTCCTATAGAGATTTAATACAGGCCACGATATCGGCGCTAAAGGGCAACGCACCATTAACCGGGGTCGTCGGTCAGCGCATTTATACGGACGTTCCAGACAATGAAACCTTCCCCTATGTGGTGGTTAGAATGTCAAGCATCGACTATTCGACCAAAGAAACCCCCGGCATGGAACATACCATACAGATCAGCGCATTTTCCCGTGAAACATCTTTAAATCAGGTTACGGACATCCGCCAAAAGATTTATAATGTTCTTAATAGGAACGAAGCGGGCTTGTCATCTGCGAGCGTTTCAAATATAATATTTAATGGGATTTCCGATGTGTTTAAAGACCCTGATGGGCAGACTTGGCAATCGGTGATACAATTCAGGGCGGTTATTTTATAAGGAGGCCATATGGCAGCGCAAAAGGGCAGATCGTTACTTTTACAAATGGACAATGCCGATAATGACACGTTTGTTACTGTTGCTGGAGGCCGTACTCACAGCATTTCCGTTAATGAAACGGAACTTGACGTGACATCTAAGGATGATAGCGGTATCCGCCAGCTATTGGATGGAAATATTCTGCGTACCGTTCAAATCTCAGGCTCTGGCGTTTTTACTGACGCCGCTGGTCTTAATATTTTCCGAGATTCGGCGCTGGCTGGAACCCATAAAGAATTTAAGATTATTATCCCCGGAACGTCATCTGCTGGCGGTGCCTATCAGGGCTTTTTCCGCATTACTTCGTTTGAAGAAAGCGGGGAATATACCGGGGAAGTCCAATACAGCTTTACGCTGGCTTCGGCTGGCGCTGTTACTTGGACGGACGCCGTTTAATTTTCATCTTTGCCTCTCCCTACTTAAACCCACGTCTTGCGCGTGGGTTTTTTTTGTTTTATTGTAGAATTAAGGAGTTTTATACATGAAAAACATTGAAGGTATATTCACGGTTGAATTAGAAGACGACGAAAGAAAGTTAAAGGCGACTTTCGGGGCTATTGAAAAGATTGAAGAAAACATCAAGCCGATCATGTCGCTTTTGCAGGATGCACTATCATATCAAGTAAAATTCACTGACATGGTTAAGGTGTTCCATATCGGTCTTGCCGCATATGGTGATACAAGGCTAAAAAAAGAACAAATTGGCGACGCCATCTTAAAAAGCGGCATGGCATCATTTATTCCGGTTTACGTTGAATACCTTACCTATTGCGTGACTGGCGGCAAGGAGGGTAAGGAAAACCCTTTGGTGCAGGAATAGACTTTAAAAACACGCCATTTCCTTTAGAGAGTTATTATCAAATTGCCCTAGGTGTGTTAAAATTAAGTCCTGATACATTCAGGGCTATGAGCGTCTGCGAGTTTTGCTTGGCCGTTGATGGTCATTTAATATCTATGGGCGCAAAGCGCGATGGCGTGACGCGGGACGACGTTTTTGAAATGGAAAAAGAATGGCGAAACAGACAGTCCAAGAGCTAGTCGTTAAGTTTATAGGGGATACGAAAAGCCTAGACAGCTCTTTGACCAAAGCTAGGGGCGCTGTTTTAAATGTCGCAAAAAACATAGCATCGGCGGTTGGTTTAAGCACTGGCGCGTTAACGGCGTTTGGCTTGGCGTCTGTAAAAATGATCGGCCAAAACGACGATCTGGCAAAATCGCTTGGCCTGACATACGCTGAACTTGTCAAGTTAGACTTAATTGCAAGAGAGGGCGGAAGTAATATCAACTCTTTAGCGTCGGCGCTGGGAGTGATGCAAAGAAATCTTGTTCAATCGTCATCTGGCGATGATAGCCCATTTAAAAGGCTTGGGTTAGACGTAAAGGAAATTATTAATCTTTCGCCGGAAAAACAGTTTTCTTTGATTGCCGAAAGCATATCAAAAATAGAAAACCCGGCGCAAAGAACATCCATCGCAATGGAAATCTTTGGTAAATCTGGGCGCGAGCTTAATCAGATCTTATCTGAATATAAAACCAAAGCAGACGATGCGCAAAAGTTTACTGAAAAATGGAAACTAAGCCTAAGCCAGATAGATGTTGAAAAGATCAGCGCGGCTGAAGATGCTTTGGGCAGAATAGGGCTTGCCGCGAGGGGAACGTCTGGGGTTATAGCGGCTGAATTATCCCCCGCCATAGAAACCCTTGCAAACGATATTCTTGATACTGATTTTAATGCCAAAATGTTATCAGATACGACGGCATTTTTGGCGGAAACATTTATCGGCGTTGCAGATGTCGGAAAAAAAGCATTCCAGACGATAAGGGCGGCCATGGCGGCGGTTTATTCTGCTATTACGTCAGCTGTTGCCGGGATATTAGATATGCTGGCAAGCGTTGACGAGGCCATGAGAGGCGTCGCCAATAGGATACCGTTTCTTAAAGATAAGATTGCAGATGCAAGCGATTTAAGGGCGGCTGCGGATGCCGTCAAAAACCACGCACAAAAATCTATAGAAACGCTAAAGGATGAGGCCAATACGGTCATTTATAGCGAGGGGCTATATCAAAAATACCTGAACACAAAAAAGAAATACGACGCACAGGCGGCAAAAAAAACAGACAAAAAAAACTTTTATTCGAGCACAACAACGGGGGACGGTACGTTTCCATTTTTATCTGAAGAAGCGGCGCAAAAAGCCGCAGAGGGGATGAAAAACATTGCAAAAGAAACGGACAATGCAAAACGTTCATTTGAGGATATGGGGCGCGGAATAGATCAGTCTTTTGATACGTTTGTCGATAGCATCGCGCGCGGGGAAGACGCATTAGAAAGCCTTAAAAAAGTTGCGTTTGACGTTCTTAAATCAATTATTGATGGTGTATTTCAGACAGCAAGCGGCGGATCAAAAGGCGGTGGTATAGGAAGCGCCATAGCGCAAAGCATTGGAAATATATTCCAATCAAGCAGCGCCGGAAGCTCCGGAGCAAGTGGACTTTTTGGCAGCATAGGAAAGATATTTGGATTCGCCAAGGGCGGGGTCGTATCTGGTGCTAACCTATTTCCGATAGGTGGAAATATTGGAATGATGGGCGAAAAGGGCGCTGAGGCCATTATGCCATTAACACGTGGTGGGGACGGAAAACTTGGCGTTGCCGCGCATGGAAATACGGGCAAAAACATCGTTCAGAACATCAATATTTCGACCGGAGTTCAACAAACCGTTAGGGCAGAATTTTTAAGACTATTGCCCGAAATTAGAGAAATATCTATTTCTGCCAATCAAGACGCGGCCAGACGGGGGATTTAATGCCAACATATCCGCTTTCATTCCCAAGTGTAGGTGTTCAAAACAGCTATTTCAGGCTTGTCAGAATTGTTAAAAAAAACATGTCACCATTTACGGGTGAGGAACAAATATTTAGGCATCAGGGCGAATGGTGGGAGGGAGAAGTCACGTTAATACCCATGCGACGCCAAGATGCCGCAACGGTTCAGGCGTTTCTTGCCGAATTGAGGGGGCAATCAGGGACTTTCTTGTATGGCGATCCTGACGCGCTGGCGCTTGGTACAATGGGCGCTGGCGGCACAATAACCGTTAATGGCGCCAATCAAACGGGCAACTCCCTTTCCGTTGATGGCATGACGACAAGCACAAGTAACATTTTAAAGCCGGGCGATTATTTCCAGCTTGGAACGGGGACATCGGCAAGGCTTTATATGGTTACACAGCCCCTAAATAGTAATGGTTCAGGACAAGGTACGCTTACATTCGAGCCAGCCCTTAGATCATCTCCGGCGGATAATCAGGCCGTCATTATAACTTCTCCAATGGGGCTTTTTAGACTGTCTGATAACGTCAGCGAATGGAACGCGGATAGATCAAATATATATAATATAACCATCCCATTTAGAGAGGCATTGTAATGGCGCGAGATTTAACCGCCGATATGGTGACGGCCTTTTCTGAAAAGGTTGTTACGCCTGTCTATTTGGCCGAATTATTCTTTGAAAGCCAGACAATCAGAATGTGGTCTGGATATGGCACCTTAAATTGGGCGGATAATGAATATCTGGGCGGCGGTCATTTTATAGGGGTTTCCCCTATCGACGAAACGCAAGACATACAAGCCAAGGGAATTATATGCTCTTTAAATGGCGTATCATCAACTTTGATATCGGCCTCTTTATCTGAAAGGGTTAGGGGGCGTCCATTCAGGCTTTATATTGCTTCGGTTTCAACGGATACGATTGCGCCAAATCAGGGGGGCGGGGTCGTAAATACTGAGGATGGCGGCATTGTTAATACGGAAGATGGCGGGGTTGTTCTATTAGAGAATAACCTTGTTGATACGCCATATCGGATTTTTTCCGGCCTAATGGACGTGATAGAATATATTGATAACGGGGAAACGGCAAATATCAGGCTTTCTGTTGAAAATATTTTAATCATCGGACAAAGGCAAAAGATATCAAGATATACAAACGAAGATCAGCGCAAGAAATATCCAAACGATGCAGGACTATCATTTATAAACCAACTGCAAGATAAAGAGATCGTATGGTAAGAAAAGAAAACTGGCCGCTTGAATTAAGCGCATTCTTAAAAGAAAAATACAGCGAGCCTTTTAAGTGGGGCGAAAACGATTGTATGCTTTTTGTATCAAAGTGCGTTGAAAAATTAACTGGGGTTAATTTTTATAATGAGTATCTGGGATATGATACAGAGGCGGGGGCGAAAGAGGTTTTAAAAAAAAATAATGGGGATATCGG